CTCGATTTTTTCAAACATTCGCTCGCGTTTTAAGGATTAGCCATGAAAAAGCAGAAGAAAGCCGGAGATAACTGGATTTACACGTACTACCAGGGGATCACGGACGGCACGTATCTGGTGGGCACGTATATCAGGATGATATATGAGTACCTGGTTGACGGCCTCCAGAAAAAGACATTTTTCTATGACGCGAAGAAGGCTAACAATGCGATCGAGTGGATAGAAAAGCACTGTTTTCATACCGAGGGCCCGCTCGCACCGGGGCCGATTGCCCTGGAAGTGTGGCAGAAAGCGCTCCTGGCGGCCGTGTTCGGCATTGTGAATGATAAGGGGATCCGGCAGTTTAAAGAGGTTCTCTTTGTTGTGGCGCGGAAGAACGGCAAGAGCCTGATAGCGTCAGCGATTGGCGACTATATGTTCCGGGTGGAAGGCGGGTATGGTGCGCGTGTGTTCTGCCTGGCCCCGAAACTGGAGCAGGCGAACATTGTTTACAACAACATCTGGGCCATGGTTCAGCTTGATCCTGAGTGGCGGGAACTGAAGGAACTGTCCCAGATCAAGGACACACAGCACAGAAAAGTACATGATGATTCGATGCTTGTACGGCACCGGCAGACGGATCTGTATATCGCCGGTACAAACAGCACGGTTAAGAAGCTGGCGTTCAGCGCCAAGAAGTCGGACGGATTTAATCCGTCGCTGTGCATCTGCGATGAGATAGCAGCATGGGAAGGCGATAAGGGCCTGAAGCAGTATGAGGTCATGAAGTCCGGCATGGGCGCCCGGCCCGACGGGATGCTTCTGTCGTGTACCACCTCGGGATATATCAACGATTCGATCTATGACGAGCTTGTCAAGCGGGCGACAAGGTTCCTGCTGGGCGACTCCAGAGAAACGAAGCTCCTGCCGGTGTTGTACATGATCGATGACATTGACAAGTGGAATGACATCAACGAGCTGAGAAAGTCGAATCCGAATCTGGGTGTGTCGGTGTCCGTTGATTTTATGCTTGAGGAGATCGCGATTGCGGAGGGATCACTCAGCAAGAAGGCGGAGTTTATCACCAAGTACTGCAACCTGAAGCAGAACAGCTCCCTTGCGTGGTTGCCTGCCGAACTGGTCGAGAACGCATCAGGCGACCCGCTGAACCTTGACGATTTTCGGAGCTCGTACTGTGTCGGCGGCATCGACCTGTCACAGACCCGCGACCTGACAGCGTGCGTGGCAGTGATCGAGAAGAGTGGCGAGCTGTATGTGTTCGCGCATTTCTTCCTGCCTGCGGAGAAAATAGACGAAGCCATACAGCGGGACGGCGTACCATATCAGATCTATGCTCAGCGCGGGTTTTTGACGCTGTCCGGGGACAACTTCGTTGACTATCATGATTGTTTCAACTGGTTCACGAAGCTGGTGGAGGAGTACGAAATTCTGCCGCTGAAAGTCGGATATGACAGATATTCAGCTCAGTACCTGATTCAGGATATGCAGACCTATGGTTTCCAGTGTGATGACGTTTACCAGGGCGAAAACCTGTATGGCATCATCCAGGAAACGCAGGGGCTTCTGGAAGATGGTCGGATCCACATCGGAGACAACGACCTGTTAAAAATACACTTGTTAAATTCGGCGATAAAGATGAGCACGGAGCGGGGCCGCGGCAAACTGGTGAAGCTGAACCCCTCCCTGCACATAGACGGCACCGCGGCGCTCCTCGATGCAATGACCGTCAGACAGAAATGGTACTCAGAGATAGGCGACCAGTTACAGAACAAAGGTGATTAGCATGGGACTCTTTCAGACGCTATTCGGCAACAGGCCGAGAGAAAAAGGAAAATATGAAGGCCAGTTCAAACTGCTGAACGGCTACACACCGAGCTTTTCGAGTTTCGGCGGCGAGGTGTATGAGTCGGAGCTGATCCGGGCCGCCATCAACACGCGAGCAACGCACGTGAGCAAGCTACAGGTGGAACTGACCGGCTCAGCGCTCCCGTCACTGCAAAGCAAGCTGAAGCACGCGCCGAACCAGTTTCAGACGTGGGGACAGTTCTTATACAGGCTGTCTACTATTCTGGACATCCACAACACGGCTTTTATCTGTCCGGTCTATGACGAGTTCGGGGCCGTTTCGGGGATCTATACCCCGCTCCCGAACAAGTGCGAGATCGTGCAGTTCAATGACCAGCCGTATCTGAGATATGAGTTTTCATGGGGCGACCGTGCCGCGATCGAATTATCTGCCTGCGGGATCATGACGAAGTTCCAGTACAAGAACGATTTCATGGGCGAAGGCAATGCCGCGCTGTTCCCTACGATGGATCTGATCCATATCCAGAACCAGGGCATCGAGGAAGGCGTAAAATCTGCCGCAACATATCGCTTCATGGCACGAGTCGGCAACTTCGCGAAGACGGAAGACCTGGCGAAAGAGCGCAAGCGCTTCACGGAGCAGAACTTTTCGAGGGATGCGGAGGCAGGCGGGATTTTACTGTTCCCGAACACATATCAGGACATCCGGCAGATTGATGTGAAACCTTGGGTGGTGGATGCGGAGCAGATGCAGGCCATCCGCTCGAATGTGTTTGAGTATTTCGGCGTTAATGAGGACGTTTTGCAGAACAAGGCGTTCGGCGACAAGTGGGCGGCGTTCTATGAAGGCGCGATTGAGCCGTTTGCGATCCAGTTCTCAGAGGTGGCCACGCGGATGCTGTTCACGCTCCGGGAGCGGACGCAGGGCAACGAAGTGATTGCCACCGCGAACCGCCTGCAATATTTGAGCAACACCGAGAAGCTGAACGTATCAAGCCAGATGCTTGACCGCGGGATCATGTCGATCAATGAAATCCGGGAGATATGGAACCTGGCCCCGGTGGAAGGCGGAGACGCGAGGATTATCCGCGGGGAGTACTGGAACGCAGATGAAAAGGTGAACGAGGTGAAAAACGATGAATGACCGAGAATATAGAAGCATGGAGCTGAGGCTCCCGCCGCAGACAGAGGAAAAGAGCTACATGGTGGAGGGCTATGCCTCTACGTTTCAGCCGTATGTACTGCTGACAAGGGACGGCGTGGACTATAAAGAGCAGATTGACCCGCACGCATTCGATGATGCTGATATGGCGGATGTGGTTTTCCGGGTTGATCACCAGGGGCGCGTGTATGCCCGCACGTCCGCCGGTACGGTAGAGCTGTGGACAGATGAGCACGGCCTCGGACAGAGAACAGACCTGAGTAAAACGCAGGCGGCGAGGGAGCTGCACGCAGATATTGAGGCGGGCAACTATCCGAAAATGTCGTTTGCTTTTACCGTTGCCGAAGATCACTATGACAAGGCAACACATACACGGATTATCGACCGGATAGCGAAGGTGTTTGACGTCTCACCTGTGGTTTTTCCGGCGAATCCCACCACTGAGCTGAGCGTGTCAACGCGATCCTATTTTGACGGAGTGATCGAAATGGAGCGGGCGGAGAGACTCGAAGCGGAGAAACGCGAAGCCCAGAAAAAGAGAATCAAAATTCTGCTGGAGGTTTAAAGATGGAACTCAAAGAAAAAACCATCGATGAACTGACCGCCAGAAAGGCAGAAATTGCGACCGAGATCGAGGCGGACGGCGCCGATCTTGACGCACTGGAAGCCGAAGTCAAGGCGATCAACGAAGAGATTGAAGCCCGGAAGACCGAGGAAGCGCAGAAGGCCGAAATTCGTGCCGCTGTGGCTGCCGGTGCGGGCACTGTAACCAAAACTTTTGAACCCGAAATGAGAGAGGACAAAGCAATGTTTAAGATTGATTCTGTCGAGTATCGTGATGCATGGGTGAAACAGCTGATCAACCGCGACCTGAACGAGGAAGAGCGTGCAGCGCTTACCTCCGCCGGTGCTGTGATCCCGACCATGACCGTTAACGAAGTATGGGACAAGCTCGTTAAGAGCGCCGAGCTTCTGGGCAAGGTGGACGTGAGCCAGTTCCCGAACTATGTCAGATTCCCGAAGGCTACAACCGTGAACGCCGCCACCGCGCAGGCAATCGGCACCACCATCAGCGAGAGCTCTGACGTGATCGGATATGTCGACCTGATCCCGAATGAGTATGTGAAGCTCCTGACCGTTGGCGCTGACATCGACCACATGGCGATCCCGGCTGTTCATGCGTGGATTGTTGACAACCTGACCAACACCATCAGATATGCCATCAACAAGGACATCCTTGTCGGCACCGGCACCAACGCGCTGAAGGGCATCACGGTGTCCGTATCTGCGAACGCCACTGCTCTGCCTGCCACTGTGACGAAAGCATCCGTCCTGAAGATCATGGCGACTCTGGATTCTGCATACCAGAACGGTGCTATCTGGATTATGACCCCTAAGATGTTCTTTGAGGATATCATGAGCCTGACCGCGCTGAACGACTATGTCATCAACGACGGCTTTCAGTATAAGCTGTTCGGCCATGATGTGATCCTGATGTCCGAGGCTCTGGTAAGCTCCAAGGAAACCATTTTCTACGGCGACCCCAAGGCATACAAGGTCAACATCTTCAAGCCTCTGGAGGTTAAGGCGTTCGAGACTGCGACCACTACGAACCTTCAGTTCCGCGGCGCCACTCTGGCAGACGGCGAGCTGCTTGACACGAGCGCATTCGTTCGCTTCGCGCAGACCTGATAAGAGGAGACACAGCGCATGAAAACACTGATAGCAATCCCCTGCATGGATTTGGTGCACACACGTTTCATGCGCTCGATCCTGATGTTAAATACCAACGGGCACGAAATCATGTATGAACTCAAATCCGGGAGCCTGATCTATGACTCCCGGAACCAGCTCCTTGAAACCGCGAAGAGGCTGAAGGCTGACCGTATCTTCTGGGTAGACTCCGACATGGATCTCCCCGTGGATACGCTCCAGATTCTCGAGGCCGACATTGAGGCGGGCTGTGACATGGTGAGCGGGCTGTATTTCAGGCGCAAGCCGCCATTTACCCCGGTAGTATTCAGGGAATGCGGGATCCAACGCATAGCGCCGGACAAGGTTCTGCCTGTCGCGGCAAGTTATGATGACTACCCAAAGGACAGCCTGTTTGAGGTGGAAGCGTTCGGCTTTGGATGCGTCCTGATGACCATGGCGGCGGCTGAAAAAGTCACCGGCGAGCTTGGCATGATGCCCTTTATGCCCGCGGCGGGATTCGGTGAGGACTTGAGCTTCTGCATGAGGGCCCGAAAGGTTGGAATTAAGTTATGGTGTGACAGTCGTGTGAAGTGCGGTCACATCGGATACCAGATATTTGCAGGAGAACAACATGGCTGACACTGAACTTTTAAGACAGGCAAAAACGGCGCTGAGGGTTTCAACGTCAGCCTATGACAGCCAGATAAGCGGACTGCTTGACGCAGCCCTGCTGGATCTTGGAGTGGCTGGCGTACAGGTGCCGGGTGATCTGGATGCGCTTGTAAACGTGGCGGCAGTAACCTATACCCGCATGAATTTCGGGTCGCCTGCCGACTATGACCGCCTGAAGGCGTCCTATGACGAACAGAAGGCACAGCTGTCCATGGCGACCGGTTATACAGACTGGGGGCGGGCGGATGCATGACGTTTTAACGCTCATCACGACAGCACACACCACGGACGCTTACGGAGTGCGGAGAGAGACGTTCACGGAGCGCACGGTTTTCTGTGACTCCGGGTCTGTATCCCGGGCGGAGTTTTTCAACGCCGGGCGCGAGGGGCTCACCCCGCAGTTAATGTTCTCGGTTTTCGCCGGGGACTACGAAGGGGAGTCAATGGCACGGTTTAAGGACGTGACTTACTCGATCTACCGCACATATCAGCCGCCGGTGTCTGACTATATGGAGCTCTACTGTGAGCTGAAAGGCGGCACGAATGGCAAGGGCGAAGCGAGCGGCAGCTGACAAGCTGGCTGACACGATCAACCAGATCCTCACGGAGTACGGCGATGACATACAGGAGCTGACTACCACGGCAGTGCAGGACGTAACCAAGGCGGCTGTGAAAGCCGTCAAGGCGAACTCCCGGTCTTATTTCGGCGGTACCGGCAAGTATGCACAGGGGTGGACGTCTCAGGTGGAGACCGGGCGCACATCCGCGCAGGGTGTCGTGTACAATGCCAAAGTGCCGGGCCTGCCGCACCTGTTGGAGAAAGGTCACGCGAAACGCGGCGGCGGACGCACGCAGGGAGTGGAGCACATCGCGCCGGTTGAGGAACAGGTTGTTGAACAGTTTCGGAAGGTTCTGGAGGAAAAGATTTGAAGCGCTCAGAGGTTTACAACTTACTATCTGCGGTTGGTGTCCCGTGTGCGTATCACCACTTCCCCGAGTCATCCGGGCAACAGCCGCCCTTTATCTGCTTTTACTACTCCGCGTCTGATAACTTCAGGGCGGACAATGCCGACTATAAGCGAATCGACAATCTGACAGTGGAGCTGTACACGGATGATAAGGACTTTGCCCTTGAAGAGTCCGTTGAGGCGGCGCTGTCCGGGCTTGTCTGGTCAAAAGATGAAGAGTATATCGACTCCGAAAAGATGTATATGATCACATACCGCACGGAGTTGACGATTGAGCCGGAGATCACCGGCCAGGAGGACAATTAAATGAGCAACACGCCTAATAAGATTAAGTATGGGCTTAAAAATGTTTATTATGCTGTGGCCACCATTGCCGCGGATAATTCGGCCACTTACGGCACCCCCGTGGCTCTGCCCGGCGCTGTGTCGCTGTCCATGGAGGCCCAGGGCGAAAGCACTATCTTCCATGCCGACAACATTGACTATTGGGTAGGCGGCGGCAACAGCGGCTATGAGGGTGACCTCGAGCTTGCACTGATCCCGGAGGACTTCAAGACTGATGTTCTGGGATATGCCGAGGATAGCAAGGGCGTTCTGTTTGAGGACGTCAACGCGGAGGCCGTTCATTTCGCTCTGCTGTTCCAGTTTGAGGGAGACCAGAAAGCCACGCGGCACGTACTGTATAACTGCACTGCCACCAGGCCGAGCGTTTCCAGCTCCACCAAGGAAGACAGCGTAGAACCCGGTACTGAGTCCCTGTCACTGACTGCCAAGAGCATCTATAATGGCACCCTTGAAAAGGATATCGTCAAGAGCGAGAGCAAGGCAGACACCGACAGCACGGTCTATGACGGGTGGTTCAGCGCGGTTTATACGGCAACCACGTCTTCGTGATCACAGGAGGGGGTAGATGTTCGGAAAGGTTACTATCAGCGGGAAAGAGGTTGAAATGGTGGCAAACGGCGCCACGTGTTACAGGTATCAGGCCATCTTTCACGAGGACTATTTGAAAAAAATGACCAGTCAGCCGGATGCGGCTGTAAGACTGGATGTCTATGCAAAGATGGGCTTTGTGATGGCCATGCAGGCGGCGAAGAAGGACATGAACAAGCTGAACGTCGAGAGCTATTTCAAATGGCTTGAGGAGTTCGAGCCGGATGACATCTTCCTCGCAGTGGATGATATTGCGAACCTGTACAACGGCACCACCGAGAGCACCGTAGACCCAAAATAAAGAACCGCCCGACAGATCGCCCCATGACCACAGCTTTATATCTTCTGAGATGCATCCAGGCTGGCCTGACATTGGCCGACCTGGATGTTTTAGATGTTGGCATGGTATACGACATCCTGACGGAAGCGGGCAATGATCACTTTGAGTACAACCAACTGGCAACACAGGAAGATTTTGATCGATTCTAGGAGGGCTTAGAATGGCAAGAAACAGAATAGCGGGCATCACCATAGAAATCGGCGGTGATACTACCCCACTACAAAAAGCCCTCGGAGGGGTTAATAAATCGCTTGGCACAACCCAGGCAAACCTGAAGGACGTCAACAAACTCCTGAAGCTGGATCCAAAGAACACGAATCTGCTGAAACAGAAGCAGGAGTATCTGGCGAAAGCCGTTGATGACACCAAGGAGAAACTGGACAAGGAAAAACAGGCGCTTGCCGAGCTGAAGAAAAAGAGCACCACGGACGATGTCACCGAAGAGCAGAAAGCCCTGGAGCGCGAGATTGCAGACACCGAGAACCAGCTGAAAGACCTGACGAAGCAGTATAAGAAGTTCGGATCAGTCGGCTCGCAGAAACTTCAGGCAGTCGGCAAGGACGTCAAGGCAGTCGGCAAGAAAATGACCTCTGTCGGCGTGGGCATCACAAAGTATGTGACTGCGCCCATTGTCGGCATCGGAGCGGCGGCGGGTGTCGCATGGAAAGAGGTTGACGACGCCATGGATACCCTTGTCAAAAAGACCGGCGCATCCGGGGACGCTCTGGAGGACATGGAAAAGATCGTCAAGAACATCGCGACATCCATGCCCACGAGTTTCGAGACTGCCGCGGAGGCTGTTGGCGAAGTCAACACAAGGTTCGGCGTGACCGGTGATGAACTCGATGATCTGTCACAGAAATTCATCAAGTTCGCCGACCTGAATGACAAGGACGTGTCCTCATCCATTGACGGCGTGCAGTCTGCACTGGCGGCGTTCGGCCTTGGTGCGGAAGACGCGGGCGGGATGCTTGATACCCTGAACGCTGTCGCACAGAACACCGGCACGGATGTGGACACACTTACGGCTGCCATGGTCGCGGCGGCCCCGCAGTTGCAGGACATGGGCATGAGTGCCGCAGACGCAGCCGTGTTTATTGGCGACCTGTCGAAGTCCGGGCTTGATACCAATGCCGTCATGAGCGGCATGAAAAAAGCCTTTGCCAAAGCCGCAAAAGAAGGCAAGACGATGGACGAATCCATGCAGGAGATGCAGTCGTCTATTGCGGGCGCCGGGAGCGAAACGGAAGCCACACAGATTGCAATGGATTTGTTCGGCAAGAACGCGGGCCCTGCGATTGCGAACGCGGTGCGCGAGGGCAAGCTGTCCTTCGATGAGATGGGCCTCTCCCTGACGGATTTCGGCGGCAACGTGGAGAGTACCTTTGAAGCCGTCCAGGATCCCACAGACCAGTTTAACCAGGCATTGAACCAGGTGAAACTGATAGGCGCAGACCTCGCAGAGACCGCCATGCCTTTGATTGCAGACGCTCTGGGAGTGGTGCGGGATGTCCTTGAGAAAGTCTCTGAGAAGTGGAACGCGCTCAGCGAAGACCAACAGGGCATGATCGTGAAATTCGGGCTTCTGGCTGCGGCTATTGGGCCGGTCGTTACAACCCTTGGTGGCGTGGTATCCGGCGCGGGCAGTGTGATCAGCGGGTTCGGCAAGCTGTCGGGCGTCATCGGGACTGCTGGCAGTGCGGGCGGCCTGATCGGACGTGTCGGCGGCCTGATCACGTCTTTCGGCCCTCTTCTGGCGGGCGGCGCAGTTGTCGCCGGTGTCGTTGCAGGCGGCGTCCTGATTTATAAGAACTGGGACAAGATCAAAGCCGGGGCGAAGAAAGTGGCGGAAGTGGTCGGCACCAAGTGGGACGAACTGAAGACGAACGTCACGGCGGCGGCAAAGAAAGTTCACGATGATGTCAAGGACAAGTTCGAGAAAGTAAGAGACAAGGCAACCA